GGAAAAAATATAGATAAGGCAATGCTACATGATTTAGATATGGAAATGCCAAGTAAGATAAGAAATAATTGTAAACTTGCTTCTTGTTGGGTATGGGATAAAACTGTTAATGATTTTGTGGGGGATAAGGTCTTAGGTTATTCTTTGAATGTCTGTGCGGGGCTATCACCGATTGGAGATGTGAAGATTGATTTGGATCCACAAAACAAGAAGGTTGGGATGGGGGATATGAACGCCTTGCCTTTTGAAGATAATACATTTGATACTGTGATTTCAGATCCGCCGTGGAAGATAGGGTTTTTCCAGAGAATGAAGCCATTTTTTGAATGTGTAAGAGTGTGTAAAGTTGGTGGCCATATAATTTATAATTCCACTTGGAAACCGTTGAGCAAAATTGTTGAATTGGAAGAATCTATAATAAGAACAGATAATAATTGGAGTAATGTTTCGGTAATCTGGATTTTTAAGAAGGTAAAGGATTTAGAAAAATGAGCGAGTCTGATGTTTTGAATACAATATGCGAGTACCTTGCTTACAAAAAACATTTCTTTTGGCGTTCTAATAACATTGGAGTCTATGACCCTGTTAAAAAGATACACAGAAAGGCTCCAAAATATTCCATGCCGGGCGTGCCGGATATAAATTTAATATTGGATGGTAGTGTGTTCGTCGGGCTTGAAGTTAAAAAACCCGGAGGTAAGCTGTCTCCGGGGCAGAAAGAATTTCAAAAGATTTGTCAGGAAAGGGCGATAGAATACCATGTTGTTTTCTCTATTGAGGATGTTCAGAATATTGGTTTATAATCAGTCAAGCCTTCTTAACCTCTACTGTGCATATTGTGTCGTTTTTTGAGCCACCGTGGGGTACTAATAATATGCGTTTCATTTCAAATCCCCGATTTTTCCCAAGTCCCATAGACGACCACCCGAAGCAGATGACTTTGCCTCCGGGCTTGAGGATACGAGCGATTTCATTCTTACAATCTGCCCAGTATTTCATTGAGGAAAACTCCTTTTTGCCATACATTCTTGCTTGCGTGATTGAATATGGCGGGTCATAAAGAACTCCGTCCGCTATCTCGTTCGCAAATCCTTTCAGAAAAGCAAGAGCGTCCATTCCGTCTTTCTCAATGTCGTTCGTGTAGTCGGCATACAAAGCACCATTTTCTCCGGCGAATGGGTCTACCCAAAAACTACCGACCACTTCCTTTTTTAATAATTCTTTTATGGGTAGAATTGTGAATGTCCACCGCGAAGGCATACTCCACTTGCGTTCTATTCTAATTTTTGTGGGGGCATTTTCCATAAAAACCTTTTGCTAAATTACAGTTAAAACAAAGTATTCCAATATCGTTCCCTTTTTGAAACCAAGCACTCGTTCCCAATCTCCAACACACATTTTCTTTCCGCCGTATTCAATATTTATAATGTTATCTGATATACCAACTTTTTAACCTAGGCAAGGCTTCTAACACAAGTTTTATTTGAGACTTCGTAATTTTACCTTGACCAATACCATTGTGGAGCAACACAATTAAAGCTTGCTGTGTCAGTGGGCTTTTTTTTATTCGTTCAAACCCTTCCGCCACTTGAATAATCGATTGTGCTAGTAATTCTACACTTTCTGGTGTCTCCTCGTTCTTTTTGATTTTAATGTTTGTCATAACTTTATACTTAATTGCTAATGTTTTAAGCCTCGTAACTATAAGTTGAGCCGTCTTGGTCACACTTCCAGTTAGCGTGTTTACCTATTATTCCGTGCCAAAATCTCCACCGAGGACACCAAAAATGATAATGGTAGTAGGGTTCTCCCGTATCGGTGGTATAATATTTATGTAACACACACCATTCTAGCTTTTCTCCACACGTTCCACAGAAATGGTCTTGAATATTTGGATTAAACCTTTCCTTCTCCATACTCTTATTCTTAATTTATAAAACCGTATCACCGCCACTTATCAAAATCAGTATTCCAATTAGGAGAAGAAGCCCGATTATCACTTTTCTGTCTAATGGCTTTTCTCGACTCAATCGTTGATATGGTTTGGTATAATCCCTCATTTCAATAATTTGTTAATCCTGTCTTGTAAGGTTTGAAGTTTCTCCTCGGTTATCCAGCGAGGCATAATGACTTCTATTTTATCGACCAAGTATTCTTTCCTGCCGAAGTATCTGCTTTGGGTTTTGCCTGTTAGAAAGCCTTTGAATTGATAAGTCTGGTCTCCAAACTTTTGTTCAAAGGTTATCGGCTTCTTTTCTTTATGTGCTTTTTCTAAATCTTTTCTCATATTATTGATATTAATTTTCTACTTCCACAAATTTTCCTCCTTTTATGGTTTTAGAAGGGTATACCATCTGGATTTGGGGCATCTTTTGTTATTTCATCATATACTTCATCCATTGTTTTTTCCTCGGTCTTTTGTTTTAGATTTCCGGCTTCTCTTTTCTTTTCTATGAATGTTTTAGTTTCTCCGACAAGGAATTTCCGAGCACCAATGAAATATACTTTCCAATCATCAGACGTGCTTTCATCTCCGGAGGGGGCTGGGTAGCCGTTCACGGGTTTTTTCTGTTTTGGGTCATAGTAGAAGTTCTGAATTTTTGTTTGCTCTCCTTCTGTTTCTTGAGTAATTGCCATTCCTCGGCGGTTTTTGTCTTTGTCGTCTGTGAAGTTATATGGACGTAAGATAACATCTTTAGATAAATCAATGTTAGGGAGTTTTTTCATAAAATCTTCAGCGAATGGCTGATTTGTATTCAATGAAACTGTTACCGGCTCTTCCTGTTCGTCTTCTACTTCTAAAGTAACAAGTAGCTGTTCTCCATAGTCGCTATCTCGGAATTGAACGTCTGTTATTTTTCCCTTTGCGGTCTCAAACACTAATTCGTGCTTTACCCCACTTTTACCATCTTTTGTCTCCCATTCTCTACATTCTGATCCTTCTGTACCTTCCGGTACGACCATTCGGAATGTTCCGTCAGAGGATAGGACATTAATAAACTTTCTGCTTGATTCCTTTGGTTGCATTATAGACATGATATTAATTGTTATTTACTAATTTTTGCTATTTCATAAGGGTCGAATCCAAATGATTTCATTTTTTCTATATATTCTAAATTGCTTTTTGTTAACGGCTTCTCTTCTTTTATTCTGGTAATAACTCTTGTGAAGGCTGATTGTAGTGGAGTATAAATGTCATCGAAGGCTTTTTGGTCTTTGAATCCATATAATCGGGTAAGATATGATGACCATCCAATCATAGAGTTTTTCTTTATTCTTTGCATATCTTCATCAAAAACAATCGGCTGTTCAATCGGAGGCATTTCATCCCTCTGGTAGTATTCTGTCATTTGTTTGATGTAATTATAATACTCTTCTTCTGTTTTTGGATGTGGATTAAGTACCGGAATTGAGAGTATCCGCATATCATCTCGGCTGATGTAGATAACCGATCCTCTAGGCTTATTTAGCGATTTCAAGTAGTTATAGAGCTGTAAGCGGTGCATTTTGAGGGCTTTACCACTCTTTTCAAGGACATTAAAGAAGTCTCCTGACGTTGATTTTATTTCTAGTACCAGCTCTTCAAGCCCTTGTGGGTACTTTTGTTCAAGATACTCTATAACCTTGGCGTATGTTCTTGAAAAAACGGGCGGTAAGGGTAAGTTTTTAAGGTTTGCTTTTGCCTCCTCCCAGTTTGGTCTGCCTCCTGCAATGAAGTCCGGGTGTCCTGATATTCTCAAGAGTCCGGGGTACTGGAATGAAACTTCCTCTTGGGTGCTTTTGTATATCCCTGCACGCATAAGAAGTAGTTTGAAAAAATACTCATGCACATTTCCACTTTCAAATTTTCTAAGGCTTCTGTCGTTTGGTGGATTAGAGTATTCAACCCCTTTCATTTTAAGGAACACATCCGACATTGGTTTTCCTAAGTCTGAACCTCGGAGCCAATCTCTTTGGTCTGGTTTCGTTTCTTGTTTTGCTATGAAGTTGTGGTTCCAGATTTTTGAGATGTCCCAAGGCTCACCTCGTCCTCCTTCAGTCTCGTTCTCGGTCTGCCGGCTTTGCTCTGGCTCGGCACGCTGTACCCGTCCTCTTTCAGCCTCGCTATCCAATATCCCAGTGTCCGTAACGGCATCTCCAGTTGTGTCGCTATCTCTCTGTTGGATAGTCCTGCTCTCCGTAGGTCTAATATCCGTATCAGTTTTTCTTTTTTCATTTTTGAATAAATTTACTAAAAATGAAATTATCTTTTTTAGTATGTTCATGTTGTTTTTCTAATAATTATTTTGTGAATATACCGACCTTTTTGTAAAGAATAACCACGTCTGTCTTGTTTTCAATGTGAAAATCATCTTTATTTTCTGCTGTATATCCATTTTCTTTAAGCCAGACTTGATATTTTTTGTTGGCTTCTGTCTTTTTTCTCTCAGCTTCTTCAGCTTGCTTGCGGGCTTCTTCGGCTTCTTTTTCTTTTCTCTCTTTGTCTTCTTGCCCTTGTTTAATCTTTGCGATTTCAGCTTCTTTTTCAGCCTCTGCTCGTTTTAGGGCTTCTTCTGCATCTTTTTTTGCTCGCTCTTCTGCTTCTTTTTTAATCTGTTCTTCTCTTTCTTTTTGTCTTTCAGCCTCTATTTTTGCTTCTTCCTCTTTTTTTACGGCATCTTCGTGTTCAGCAAACTTTTGGTTATAGAATTCAAGCCAGTCTTTATCTTCTATTGCTAGGATTTCCTCGTCTGTTGGCTGTGTGATTTTAAGTAGAGAAAGCTGGTTTTTTCTATTTGGTAGCATCTCTTTACGGGCTTCTAATGCTTGACGCTCTTCTTCTTTTTTCAGAATATCTTTGAATTCAGTTTCAAGTGGTTCAATAATACCGATATATTCTTTTTGTTTTGTTAATACTTTTTTGTTGAAAGCATTAGCTTCATCTCGGTATGTTTTACCTTTTGCTTCAATGTTCCTACGGATTTTAACCAATTCTTTGGTAGCTTCTGTTACCTCTTCAATATCTTCTTTGTTTATTTGGAGATAGGTTGATTTAAGCTCGTTAAGGGCCTCTAGGTTATAATCAAATTCAATGACAAAGTTGTTTTCCATGTTGTCTAAGTTAGTTTTCTAATTTACAAACACATTTTTTAGTGCCAATCGGGGCTTCGTGCGGTTCGCCCGCCCACACTTTCTCCATTGTTTGCACTTCTCCAGCACCATCACAATGTTCACAAATGTTTTCAAGCATTGTTTCTACCATTTCGGCAGAGCCACGACCTAAGCTCTCTTCCATTTTGGTTTCGTCTTCCATATCCTCTCTGTCAAATTGGTAATTTCTATATAAGTTATGTTCGTTTCCACCCTCGTCTGTAATTGTTATGTCTAGTTTTATTTTCATATTGTTGTTTTTTAAGAAAGGATTAAGTGAGATACTGACGTGTTTCAGCGTTCTACACCCCAAAATCGTTTGCACCCCACCACTCTCCTGTTCTTGCCTCTATTATATGCACACTTTATGTGAATATGCAAATAATAGATGTTAATAATCTGTGCATAAGTCTATTTTCCCCGTGAAATAAGCCAGTCTTTTAGCCCTATAATCGCGGGTATGATGAAAAAATAAACTACTGACCCGATTGCAATTCCTAGTATTCCGAAGAATAGATAGCCGACAATAACGCAGGCAATCATTAGTAGTAATTGCATTATTTTTGTTCTTTTAGTTTTTGGAGAAATGGATACTTCTCCTCCGACCCCGTACTCATCGCTTTCAATGCTTCTTCTCCTGCTAGTTCGTCAGCTTTTACCGTGTATTCACGGCTTACTTGGTCAAGTGTTATCACAAAGCCCTCGGATCGTAGGCGGTCAATATTCTCTTTCACCTGTGCGTGAATTGGTTTTAATGTTGCCTGTTTGATTTTGAATTTGCCATTAAGCTGTTCTACTATCAAGGCACTGTCGGTTAGTATGGTTATTTTGTTTATGTCGTGTTCTCTGGCGTATTCTTCAGCTTTTTCTAGTCCAAACTTCACTGCCCAGTATTCACTGATGTTGTTACTGCCCTCGCCTGTGTATTTGCTATGGGTTTCTAATATCTGCCCGTTGTCGGGATTGACGAGCAAAACTCCCGCTCCGCAGTATTTGCCTCGCTTATTGGCTCCATCAGCAATAGAAAATATTTCTATTTGATTTGTCATATTTATTTTTCATTAAACTTTTTAATAGTCTTCTTCAAGCACGGCTCGCAAAGATATTGCCACTCTCTATTTTGCATATAGTGGTTACTTCTGCCGACATATTTCCGTCTAAAGTCGTGCCACACTAGGCGGATTTTTCTTGTTTTGCGTTTTCTTTTGCATTTGTCGCAGTATTTTATAATCATAATTTTAATATCGTTTTAATCGCTTGTAATTTCTCTTTAAGGGTATATCCCCTCGCCTTGTGGCTGTTTCGGGGCTTGTACGCCCATTGACAGGTGATATTGTGTGCCGTTCCGCAAGATACTTCGCACTCCTCACAAGGTCTTTTTCTTGTGTGCTTTTTTCTGTTCATTTAATTTTTATGTTCTTCTAATATATTGGCGGTTATTTTACTAATAGCTTCCTTTTTTCCTTTTTCCCTTGCCTCTTCTTTGAGACGATATAATTTGTCTTGAATAAGAGTTATTGCATTTTTATCTTCTCCATTTATTTCAAGAGAGTCATTGTTGCGATAAAGCAGTATTGTCGCTTTCAAAGGCTTGTGTCTAATGTCTGTTGCTGTTTGCATATTGTTTTTAAGTTATCTTGTTAATCCTCTTTCACCTCTACTACACTCTCAATCAAGTCATAGTAGTTGTTATAAATCTCCTGTGCCAGCTCGGTATATGAGCTTTCGTCTGTTTCGGGGTCTATCACTTGCCACTTGCTTCGATGTGCTTCGCACTCTTGTACAGTTAGCTCGTGGGCTAATTTTGATTGTTCTGTTTTGGTCATAATGTTAATTGTTAGTTAATATAAGCCACTGGTGATAAGTCTGGTAATCTCTCCTCAAAATCCTCAATTTCTGCTTCTGTTTCAATAATGTAGTCCGCCACCTCATCATAATCGTCAAAATTGCCTGTGTCATAGTCCCAGATAATAGTTTTTCCAAGTTTTCGGCTGTAATATTCTGTTTGTAACCAGTAGTCAAGTCCATTTGCATTGCTTCGTAGCTCTACCGATAGCCCCAAGTCCAAGTTTTGCGTTAGATAGACGAACAGTCGGTCTATTTGCTCATCATAGGTCAAGTCAAAAGTTCCTTTTTCTGCTTCAATCTCTTTAATAGTGTCTAGTATTTTTTGTCTAGTCATAGTTTTATTCTTTAATTATTATAATATTCTTCAATCATAATTATCTATTTAGTTAAAATGTCTAGTAATTTTTGTAATTCCTCCTCGGTTAAGTCCTCTCGGTGGTTGTTGTATTGCTCTGTTAAGGTTTCTCGGATAGCGTACTTCATACCTCTGCCTTTATCATGGTTAGAACAGAAGTATTCCATAGCTTCGGGTAAACGATTGTTCTCATAGTTTTCAGAATAGTCCATATCCTCAAGGATGTTTTCTATTTTTATAGTTAGGTCTTGGATTTTTAAGTCTTTTTCGGTTGTCATAATGTTTAATCTCTAATTGTTAATTCAGCGTCTTTGGTAATATCTCCGTCAATGCGGACGATGTATTTTGCTCCCTCAAAGACTCCCTCTTTATGTCCGTTTTCACACTCAATAAAAGTGTCCATAAGGTACTCTGCTCCTCCGTCTGTTTTGTGATAGTAAAGTTTCATGTTGTTTTAGTTAATTAGTTTAATAAACAAGTCTTGGTCAATTCTGAATGGGTAGTATCGGGAATGTGTCCGTCAATCCTCGCATAGCTCAATAGTTTTGTAATAACTTCCATTCGGGTTTTCCCGCTTGCATAGTATCCGCCCGCTACTGGCAAGCCTGTAACAGGCTCGTACGCTCGCATAAGTCCGACATATATTCCGCCTATGCGGGTTATTTCGCTTTTTAAGTTCATAGACAGATGTTTAATAATGGTCTGATAATCGTGTAATGCAATAGCAGTGTTACTATTACTACTGGTATAAGCGTTATAAAAACGTAGAAAGCTATAGTTTCGGTTCTCTTTGCTCGTCTGCGGGCTTGTAGCTCTTTATATAGATTGCTTTTCATAGTTCTACATCGTTATTTTCTGCCCATTCGTGGGCTTTTTCTGATAAATGTGTATATATGTTAGCGTTTATCTGTTCCAACGGTGTTTCGCCCCCTTCTGCTTTTTCTGTAGCTATCCATAATACACTACCTGCTACGGTCAGACTGTCATAGGTATACACTGGGATAATGCCGTCAATAATTTCTGTAACAGTATCGTTTGCGTTGTTGTCGGCTTTCAGCTCTTCTTTCAAGCCGTCCAGCTCTTCTATGAGCTGTTTTTCTAAGTCATATAGGGTTAATTCTTTTTTGTCTTCCATATTATTATCGCCTTTATATTCGCTAGGCGTGGCGGGTTCTTATTTATAAACTTTCAATGCTTCATCAATAGAAATACTGCGACCATATAATTTAGTCATCACGTCATCTATTGTATAAAACTTTCCTGACGTGCCAAAACAGAAGCTCTGGCGGGTCTTGATTAAGTGCATAAGCACTTTTTGTAGTGTTTTCTTTTCCATAATACTTATTGATTATGGCTTGCGGGTTCGTATATGTACTACTTGGCAAGCTGTTTGTAATATATCGACCTGCCTACATTATATGCATACATTGATAATAAATGCAAGTAATCAATGCATACTATAACTGTGGATAGTAAGATGTCAATAGGGGCAAGGACTATAAATAAAGGTTTTTCACGGGGAAAATGCTAAAAAATAAGATATTTCAAAAACAAAAATGCAACAAAAGTATGCTAAAAAAGTAACAAGGCAAGGCGGGCGGGCTTATGTTCAATCTATCTATATACAAAAAGACTATTTCCCCGTGAAAGTTCTATCAGGCTCGCGGGCTTTTTTCCCGATACTTACATCATCTCACTAAAAAAGAATGCGTTATAAGTCAATTTTGAGTGTCGTTTTTTCAATATATGGCTGTATTTCGTGTCATTCTGGCGGGCGGGCTTTTCCCCTATCTATAATTATACCCATTTATTACTTGGGATATTTCTTATGGTTTTTTTCGTTGTTTGTATGTTTTTTTGGTTATTTGCATTGATTTTTGGGGTAAGCATCAATAAAACTTCAAAAATATCCCTCAACAAAGCCATATTATACAAAACAGGCGTGTCAAGGGGGTCAATGGCTCTATTAAGCCGTGTTTTAGTAATTTCGGGGCAATTTCGGGCTTTTAGTTCCCCCCCCTTCCCCTAGGGTGAGGGGCAACAATATGGCTTAACAAGGCTATATCGCATTATACCACATCACATTTGCATTTTAGGGTTGCTACACAATAAAAGTGGAGGCAATACATATATATATGTGGATAAGCTGTGGATAACTCACACAATGGCTTAACAAAGCTGTGGGAAAAGCGACCATCGGTTGGGGTTTTGGCGTGGGGTGGGGGTTAGAACACCCTAATTTTAGTGCCGATTTTGGTTTTGTCTGACAAAAGTCAGACGAATTATTGACTTGTCTGACATATTTGATAGAATATTTGTATGATTAAAAGAATTACATTAAGAATAAGCGACTCTGAGTTTGATTATCTTAATAAAAAGAAGATTTCTGGTACCACTGTTTCTGAATATATAAGACAGCTTATTAAAAACGATATGCAAAGCTCAAGTAAAGATTCTGTTATAGAGACTGTCACAATAGATGAAGAAGTCGCGGAGGAAAATTACCCCGGCTTCGATGTCCCAAAGCTAGACAACTCTGATAAATATCATTCTGTCAGGCGGTTTGAGGGTTGGATATTCCAGGAACGTCAGTTACCGGACGAGAATACGATGACTCCTATTATTGGTATCTTGAATCCGGATGTTAAGGTGCCTCAACATCGCAGATTACGGACTATAGACCAAGGGGAGGATTACGATACTTATAATTATATTGCTAATCAGAATTTGAAGGAAGGTGATATAATCAAATAGGCAAGTTTCATGTTGTACTTGTCAGGCGCGGTCTCGACCCTGCGCCATACCCGTGTGGCCTACACCAAGGTTCGACTCCTTGGCGGGTGTATGCCTACAAAACTAAGAGTTATAAAAGGAAAGATGCCGACTAAGGGTAGTTGTGTTGACTGGTCGGATGAGAAGTTCTTGCAGTTTGCCAAGTTTGTGAATTTTTGGGTGGAAGACGGGAAGTTCACTGTTTCACAGGAGAAACGGAAGACTTGTGAGTTTATGGCTAGGGGTGATGATTGGCCATTCTGGGATGAGTTTATGGCCAGAATTGATATGCCGACTTCTCTTAAAGATAATAATTTGAAGCGGTTTCAAATGAGGCTTATTACTTTATCAAGGATTCCTCTTGCTTGGATTAAAGATAATCCACATGCTCTTACTGAGGAGTTGAGGAAGGAGCTTGAGGTAAGTCAGAGAACGAGCTGGGCGTTGGAGGCGATTGTGGATAAAAAGACCTTAATGGGGAACACCACTCCGGGTATGAATAATGATGAGACTACTAATAAGGGTACTGATAATCAGTTTCCACAGGTTACTAATCCGACAAGTCCGGAGGCTCAATACGCCAGTGGTATAAAAAGGATGGCATCCATGTTCCGGGAATTGGTGGATTCTGTTAATCGGAGGGAGTTTAAGCATCTGCCGATGGATAAGAAGCTCAGGGCTATTGATGCGTTTGCTAAAACTTTGGAGAAGGTTACTAGCGGTAAGAGACCGACTTCTTTGGTTTTTAAGCAGCTTAATATTAACAAGGCCGGTAGAGATGACTTGGAGAAGGCCATATTAGAGTATAGTCAAGACCAATGAGAAGCGCCCTTATCGAGGAATACTACAATGGGCCGGAGTATTTAGCTAAGCTCAGAAAGCGAGCCGAGGCTATGAAAGAGATGGATGCCGATGAGTTTTCCAAGACAGCTCTTATATATGATAAGTATGCGGTTGACCCGGTTGCCTTTATAGAGGATTTTTGTGTTATTAAGATGACAGAATCTGGTGGCGGATTAAAACCGTTTTTTCTTTTTGAATATCAGAAGAAGATAATCCTTCAATTACAGGATGCAGAAAACAATAATAATGATATTGAATATTTAATAGACAAGCCTCGGGGTATGGGTATTACTTGGCTGATATGCGCTTACTTTTTGTGGCGGTGGTTGTTTACTCCCAACTATTCAGCTTTCATTCTTTCAAGGACTCAGGATGAGGTAGATGATGGAACAAGAACGGCTGATAGTTGCATCTTTGGTAAGATTCGCTTTATGATTGACCACTTGCCAAAATATATGTGGCCGGAGGGGTATCAGCCGAAAGGGCAAAGGGGTACTTCTACTGATAGCGCATTGAAATTATTGAATCCCCAGATTGGCTCTTCTCTTATTGGGTCTACCACTAACTCTAATGCGGGAAGGTCTAGGAGGTATCGGACGATATTTGTGGACGAGTGCTTTTCTATTGAACGCTTTTCAGAAGTTTGGCGGTCTTTGCAGTCCGTTGCCAGACTTAAGCTTTTTGTTTCAACAGTAAAGCCGGGCAGAATCTTTGAAGGTTTTAAGAAAATGTGCGAGGAGAACAATGCCTACATGTCTCTTTCTTGGAAGGAGCATCCGTTCAAAGACCAGATATGGTATGACGAACAGATAAAGAAGGCTGAATTTGACCCCGAAGTGATGAAGGAGATTGAAGTGGACTATTCGATTGACCCCCGGAGTGCCTATTATCCTGAGATAGTTCAAGCTAAGGTTATGCCGGTTGAGTATGACAGGCAGAAGCCCTTATACATATCGCTGGATATTGGCAAGCAGGATTTAACGGTTATTGAGTATTGGCAATATGATGGGATGTTTAAGTTATTGGATGCTTATTATAATAAGAACAGACCGCTAGAGTGGTATGTTCCGTTTTTGACTCCGGATTCTTTGTGGAGTCCGGAAGAGTTTAATGAGTATCAACAAAAATTTATTGAGAGGGTTAGAACTTGGGGTAAGCCCAAAGCGTGGTTTGGCGAGCAAGCCCATTTTAATAAGGTTATGCCTCTTAATCTGTCTAATGCGGATATACTGAACAAGTATGGGATTCGACTGCTTTGTAATAAGAATGCTATTGAGCATCCGCCACGGAGGGCGGCTTTGAGCAGACTTTTGCCGAAGATGATATTCAATTCAGAGTCGGATGCGGCTATGCGTGTGTATGATGCTATAGCACAGTCTAGGTATGCCGGGTCAGTTAGGACGACCACAGAACAAATAAAACCTGCCCATGATATAGACATCGCAGACATGAGGGCGGCAGTCGAGAACTTTGCGGTAAACGTGCCGAAGCTGTTTCGAGCACAGAGAGAGGAGATACCCCAAGACGAGAAGAGTTTTGCTTCATCTATTATAAATATGTTGAGGGCTTAGCTGTGGATTGCTTCGACTGTTTCCCGTGTTATAATGATGGATTATAACTAACAACATGGTTCTATGAGACAAGTTTTTAGAGTTCCCTATACCCCGAACTATTTTGAAACGAATGTGTCTCCGGGGCAGATTATTAACCCATTGAAGTATTGGGCTAGGTATAAAAGAGGTCGCAGGAACCCGGTTCATGTCGGGAAGATTAATGGCAAAGGTGAGGTAGAGGTGATTAAATGAAATTCTATATCGGTAAAATAGTGGAGGCAAAAAATATTCAAGAAGCTCTTAAAAAAGAGAAAAGGATAGAACCGTATGATATTCGAAGAACTACAGAGACGAAGGAGAAGGTTTTTGTTTCTACTGTTGGTTTTGCTAGTCCAGAACCGTTACAAGAAGATTAATTTTTTAATATGAATAAAAAAATATATAGCGAAACTTTATTAGGAAAAGAAGCTCGCGAAGCCATCAAACGGGGAATGGATGCGGTTTATGAACCGGTGGCGGCTACGATGGGAGCTGCTGGTAGAAATGCGGTTTATAAGGATATTGGCCCGGTTGTTACTAACGATGGTGTTTCTATCGCAAGGAGGATTCATCCAAGAGATGAGTTTGAGCGTTTAGGTGCTGATTTGATTAAGCAGACAGCTGAGGAGACTAATAATGAAGCTGGCGATGGCACGACTACCTCAATCGTATTAGCACACGCTATGATTGAAGAAGGTCTGAAAGACGAACGGAATCCTATGGTCATTCGGAAAGAGTTGGAAGCCGCGAAAGAAGAAGTGCTTGGTCTTTTAGAAAAAGGTACGAAGAAAATTAAGACAGATAAAGAGCTACTGGATGTTGCCAAGATTTCAGTTGAAGATGACAAGCTCGCCAAGATTATTGCTGATACTGTTAAAGAGTCTGGGGAATTTGGGACGGTTATTGTGGAAGAAGGAACCGGCTATAATATAGAAAAGGATGTAGTTAGGGGATATTTCTGGGATAGGGGCTATTTCTCTCGATATTTTGCAACTAATGAAAAGATGGAATCAGTCCTTGAAGATGTGACTGTTATTGTGACGGACAGGTATATGAATCGGAATCTTGAGATTATAGGTGCTGTTAATGAACTACACCAGCAGGGAGCGAAGTCGTTTCTTATTATTGCCGATAAGATGGAAGGGGAGCTTTTGCAAACTTTAATTACGAATCACCTGAGTGGCAAGGCACGAGTGTGTGCCGTAGTCAGACCACCTTCAGACGAGGAGCTTGAGGATATTGCAACTATTACAGGAGCAACTGCTATTACTAAGGATAAAGGTATTAGGCAGATTAAAGCGGAACACGCTGGTAAGGCTAAGAAGGTAATATCTACCGATAACCGAGTTATTATAGTTACCGATGATTCTCTACCAACTCAGCAGTTTCGGGTTGATGCTTTGAAGAAGGAGATAAAAGATATAAAAGATGAAAGTAAATTGAAGTTAGCAAAAGAGAGATTGTCTAAACTGACAGATGGAATGGCCGTACTTCGTGTCGGTGCTCGAACTGAATCAGAGAGGGGTTATCTTTCTCTGAAGGTTGAGGATGCTGTCAATGCTGTTTTATCTGCTAAAGAGGAAGGAATCGTTAAGGGTGGCGGTGTGGCTTTATTTGAAATTGCTCAGAAGATACAGAATCCTATTTTAAAGGTGGCGTTAAGAAAACCATTTGAAAAGATACTTGAAAATGCCGGATTTGAAATGGGTAGAGAATTTGAACACAATGATGGTTATAATGTTCTAACAGGTGAAATTGTTCCTGATATGTTTAAGGCTGGAATTATCGACCCGAAGAAAGTAGAGAGATGCGCCATAGAAAATTCTATCAGTCTTGCTTCGACTGTTTTGACTCTTTTTTCTGTGATTGTTCATAAGAAAGAAGAGAATCAAGGATTTGTTGCCGCAGGTCAGAATCAGTCATAAGAGCTTCGGCCGCTTTTTCTTTGCCGATAGCTATTTTTGTGTCCCCGAAATAATAGGTATTCCCTTTTCGAGTCAGCACCTCTGCTTCTTCAGCTATTTCAAAGATATTTCCTTCTTTCTCGAAACCTCCATCAAGAAAATATTTAACTGAGCATCTTTTATTAGGTTCAAAGACCTTATTCTTAGCTGTGTGGAATTCAATAGTGTGACCGAGTTGTTTATTATCCAAAGACAGGACGGCAGTTCTTTTCATTTCAAGCCTGATAGATGAATAGAATTTAAGAGCCATACCCCCGGCAACGATGTATGGGTTGTATCTTCCTCCCATAATGTTCTGACGCATTTGATTTATAAAAAGAACAACTGTGTTGTTTTTTGATATTGGGGACATCAATCTTCGGAGTCCTTGCGAAACTAGACGTGCTTGGCTTCCCATTTGGGGTTTACCGATTTCCGCTTCTATTTCAGCTCTTGGGCTTAATGCTGAAACGGAGTCAACGACAATAACTCCAACTTTTTCTTTAATAAGAATTTCCATAGCTTCAAAGGCCTCTTCCCCTGAGTCTGGCTGGATAATGATAAGTTCATCTGTATTGACACCAAGCTTCTGTGCGTGTTTCAATATAAATGAATACTCAGCATCTATGTAGGCACAAGTGATTCCTTTTTTTTGAGCTTCAGCTATTGTGTGGAGACACAGACTAGATTTGCCGGTGCTGGAGAGTCCGTTTATGTCTACAACTCTTCCTTTTGGGAAACCACCATTTCCTAGTATGTAATCAAGGGATATTATTCCCGTTGAGAGGGAGTCTATTTTTTCTCTAGTTGTTTTCCCTGTGAAAGCGATATCCTTTTTAAGGAGCTTGTTAATCTTATCTATTGGAGATGCCATGTTGTTTTTATAAAAGAGTTTATAATGTATAATTTTAACATATCCACAGTTGAACTTTTCAACAGCTATTCCATTGACAACTATGATATTATAAGTTTGTGAAAAAAGATATTATTAAATTTTTTGAACCTTTTACTAAAAGATACGGAATGTCTCTCTCTTTCATTCCTGATTCGAGATCTGGTAGAGAATCTTATTTATTACATTATAGAGGCAAAATTGTATTAGGGGTAAGTACAGAACAGTTCTATCAAATACCAAAATCCGCTAGGGTTGCTGATATAATGGGAAGATTAAAACTTGGGCTAAATGGAGCTTTAGATGATAAATCGTCAAGAGAACAAGTACACACTTCTTGGAGAATGGGTAAAATAATTTTTAAATAAAATGGCAGAAGAACAAAAAGTAAGACCGGAATCACTCGTCAATCCCTCTGACACTTACCTAGAAGTGGTAGGAGGACTGTATGAAGATTTTTATAAATTCAGGAACTATCGCCTTGGTACTATACGACAATTACAATATCATTCTTTTGAAGATTTCTTAAAGAAATCCAGAGAATTGTTTTGGAACTCAACTTTAACCAACTCCGAGGATTTGCGGGAACTTGGTCTTGAGTTCTCATTGCCTTTTATACGAAAAGAAGTCATTGACTTTGTTGGCAGGCTTGTGGCTTTGAATATCGCACCTCACTTGTCCGGGGACGAATTGAATCAGTATTCCGTGAAAGTGTTGGATTCTATATATAAGAAATGGAGATTAAAGAGCAGTGACAAGGTGGAGAAGTTTTGGCAGACGCTCTATGGAGTGGTCAATGGAACTGTTTGTAATTTTGTTGGCTGGAATGGAAACAAAAGCACTAAAAGATATCTGTCTTTGTATGACCCTGAAACTGGAGAATATCAGATAGATAAGAAAGAAATGAAAATGTGGAATGATGTCTATTCCGAGATTGTGCCTATTGAGGAAATTTACCTTGAGAAAATCTGGGAAAGGAATATTCAGAAACAAGGCAAGACTATTCGCAAACAGGAAATGACTCTTGGAGATTTCAAGAAGGAGTTTGGAATGTACCCTGATGCAAAATATGTTACAGAGGGAAATCGGATTGCTGAAGACTCTTTATTCTTTGAGTTACTTGGCGGAACCGGCATTCTTACTACGGACAAAGTTCAAGTTTTCACTAAATATGATACCAACAAAGATGAGAAGGTAATTGTTTCAAATGGTATTTGGTTGAATCGAATGAAACGAGATGTGACCCAGCCGAATCCGTTTGACCATAAGATGCAACCATATACTTGGAGTCAGATGTTTCAACCTATCGATGAGAAGTTTGCTTATGGGTTGTCGCTTCCGTTTATGGAGAAAGACCCACACAAACTTTTGAACACAAGTTATACTTTTTTGGTAGAGTCAGAGCTTCGAGCTATTGACCCGCCATACCTTTCTTCAGATATAGAATCACCTGATTTGATATTCGGTCAGAAGAAGGTTATTCCTGTTTCTGATGTAGATGCTTACAAACAGATTGAAGTTAAAGAGCCGTCAAATCAGTTCTTTACAATGATGAACTCTTTGTCGGATACAATGACAGCTCAAGCCCAAGGAGGTTCGGCTCAGATTGTTCCTTCACGACAGCCGAAGGCAGCTAGAGAGATTCTGGCTATTGAGAATATGAAACAGCAGACAATGAGTTCTTCTCTGTTGATGTATTACAATTTGGTTTACCAAGAGGTGATGCTTATTCTAAAGACTGCCTTGCAATTCTACTCTGCTGGCAAATATGACGGCAAAGAAATAATAAGAACTATTACTGTGCCAACTACTCCCCTAACTGGCGGTGGTATTGGCCGGCTTGAAGTCAGAATAAAGAAAGAACCATCTGATGCTCTCAATTTGATGTTTGAATCAATAGACAAATCTATTGCTAACGGCAAAACAACTGAGATTATAGAAATTTCACCTGAGATATTGAATAATTTAGAGTGGTTTATTGACAGTATCAATCTTGAACCAGAAAAGACTCCGGCAATAGAGAAAGCAGAATTCTTCGAGCAAGTCTTGATGCCTATGATGAACCTCTTTATCCCTGCTGGCGTTGCAGATGTTTCTAAAACCTTTATGCGATTTCTTGAGAAAAATGGCGAACATGCTTCTGATTACGCAAGTGATGAGATTCTCCCACAGTTATTAAGCCAAAGAGGAAGGAACAAATATCAAGTACCTACTGAGGGGGCTGGTTTTACAGGAAGGCAGAATATGGGGGCTAATGTCGGAAATACAAATCAGTCCACTACCGGGATGAGATTCGGCAGTAGGTCGAACGGAGGTTTCGGTCAAGAATTTGAGCAATGATTAACTTTATAATAAGACTCTTATATAAGAGATTCCCCGTGAAAATATCGGAGGTTCTTTGTGAGGAGTTTTTGAGAGATATTCCAAAAGAAGTTTCTGAGCCGGCAATCACTCTTTTGGCAGAAGAACGGGTGGTGATTGAAAAATGGCTAACCTATCAAGCATTTCTTGTTCAACGCAGGGCTATGGGTGATTTTAGACGGGCTGATTTTTATTTGGGTATTCTGACTAATATTAAAATCCTTCTTAAAATCTTCGAAAGAAGGTCAAGGAATGGTATACAAACTAAGGACTCAGGTGAACCACAGACTATTCCAGACTATAAAAAAGAGTTAGAGGACAGTCTTAAGGGTGTAGAAAAGTTTAAAAAAGGGGGTGTTGATAAGTAGTCTTTACTTCTTTATAACAATTTATGTTACAATTCAGCTAATTAGGCCGCCGCTATTCTACCGGGCGTATCAGGGCGAAATATAAAGTATCTGTCGCCAAGGTACACACATAGAAACTGAGCGCAAGCGGTTTTTATTAGGTAATAAATAACTTGCGTATGGATGAAGTAAAAATCGAAGAAGCTCTTGAGGGTAAAATTAAACTTGAGGAGCTGAATGAT